GAGTATTTTGCTGATAGTCAGGTTTCTCATCCCAAACTACAATAGTTTTTGTAGGCTGATATTTTGTAACATAAGAAAAAATTGCGTTAAGTGTAAAGTAAATATGAAAATTTGCTAATTGCTCCGATGTATCTGTATTAGTGCGTTTAGATTGAGTCTTGGCAGTCCAGAAAGTTCTATGGATAAGATTATTCCCATCAATTATTAGCGTTTTCATTATTCTTATTGTATTGTGCTTCAGATACTTTGTAGACTTCGTGTGGTAGTTGCTCTACAAACTTTATTATATCATTGTTCCTTCCGGTTTCAAAGGAATTAAATGGTATTTTTACGTTTTCCATTGTCGGCACACTTAAGCAGCCAATATGATCTTTATCTACGTCAACAACAATAAACATTTGACCTGCATAATCACCAGTCTGTACTGCAAATACATCTCGCTTTTTACATTTTTTACTCATGATTAGGGGGCTTATAACCTGTCTTATAGCAAAAATATCTTAAAAATAAAGTATCAAGTGCATCTCTTTGTTGTGCTGATCTTGCGCCTTCAAACTCTATTTCTTTACCATCAAAGTCATAACCTATAACGATAAAACTATCCAAATATTCAGAGATGATACCTCTCAACACGCTTTTTAATTCACTCCTTTTCTTAAACTCTTTTTGATTTGTAATATTATCACTTAGAGCGTGTTTTATGAGCTCATAAATTTCTGCGTCTTCATCCAAAGGTTTATCGTCCTTCTCTGACATCTATAATATTTATAGCGATGTTTGGACATCACTACTAAGTAATTTGTTAACTACAACCTCAATAGAGTCAGTTTTTAGTTTGTAACCCTCTCTAAATCTCTGACCACCATCATCGAAAGTAAATAAGAACTCTCCTTTAAATGGGTGATTTTCAAAACAGGTGATAAAGACGGACGTATTACCAGGATCAACTAGTATAGTCCATTTACGTGGATCTGCTTCACTATATCCGTTATATATACGAACTGTAACAAAACCACTATCACGTAAACGCTTAATAAAATAGCCAGCGGTTCGAAGTTTATTTTTTGTATGTCTATTTATCATTGTGTTAAGGATGAAATAATATACTTTAATTTAGTACCATCTGAATTATTATCAACAACAACTACACCGTGTTGTGTATTAACGTTGAATACATATTCGGAGTCAATCGATGACATTAAGCGTATATTATCGAAATTAATAGGAATAGGTGATAGCTCAAAATCAGCACTACCAATAGTAATCGTAAAATTATCTGTATTATGTCTAGCTCTATCAGTTAGCTCAGCCTTAAGATCCCCGTCTTCTGTATAGATATAAACCTTATTAGTTTCTGAAGCAAATGTACTGCCTTTAAATAGTTGTTGTAGTATTGCTCTTGTAATATTAAACGTTACATCAAAAGTAAAGTTACGAATCTTCTCAACATTAAGATTAGGTTTAGACAAGAAGCCTTCTTCAAATAGGTGATATTTAAATTTTATACCCTTACCTTTATACTCTAAATTATTACCGTTAATTTTAAGTTCAATTTCTTCCTCGTTAATAGTTTCTAGAACACGATAGAGCTTCTTAATATCAGGTACATTGATAGTAGACGTAAAGTCAGAGGCCGTTACAAACTCAGAGAGAAGTACGAGAGTATTATCAGCTGATGATACAAGGCTTGTAATACCCTCAGGCTTAATCTCAAAAATTGCACTATCGTTAATCTTAGATACAGAGTCTAAGTATTTTAGAAACTCATTCCGATTTTTTACGTGTAGTACTCGTTCCATTACGTTTAGATTGTAGCTTAGGTTGATTACTAATCAAATCTATTTGTTTACAAAGTTGTTGAATACCTGTATTGATATTAGTAAGTAGTTTATTTTGCTGCTCAATTAACTTAATAATTTGATCTGCTTTAGCAGGTTCATTTAAATCAAACTCAAGTTGCGATTCCGTAACTTTATTTACTGGCTCTGCGGGTTGTAAAACGGGAGGTTGTTTTTCACTAGATTGAGCTTCCACTGCAGCTAATTCAGCTACTGCTTGTTGCGGATCAATAATTGGTGGTTCAACGATTGGAGCCGGCTCCGCGGGTTGCGGAGCCGGAGGAGTAGGTTGTGAATTAGGTTGTGTATTGGTTCTAAGCGTTTGCTCAAAAATGTTTTTAATTTCATCTGATTTAGGTCTGAGGTTAGCTGTTGAACCAACTAGCATCTGATCATGCTTTTTGGTTTCACCATACACCTGCCCCATAAATTGAAGCAATGCATTCTTCTCCTGATCGTTCATAATTATAGATCCTTAAGCAACTCGTCAATATCATCTTCGGTAGATGTATTACTTTCAACTACAGTAGTTGAAGGAGCCGGGGCTTGCGGTGTAGGTGTAGCTGTTTGAGGTTGTGTTGCTGGTTCTTCAGAGCCCGCGGGCTTACAGAAGTAATGCTCATCAAGCATTTCCTTAAGCTCATCATAAGAGCGAAGAGGAAAGACCTGACTAAGATCAAACACACTATCGTAAATTTCCTTTTGCTGATCTTCAGAAAGATCAATCTTACCCGCGGTCGTAAAGCGAGAAGATACATATGTCGGATACTCACCTTGATGTTCGACCTTAATCTTAAGGTTTACACCATTAGCACCGAGATCAAAGATACGTGGACCAAACTCTTCTGCATCTTCACCTTCAATAGCGTCGGTAATAATCTTTTGAAGCTGCTTACCATAGCGAAGCATCTTAACCTTACCATTGTTATCCGGGTTGGTCGGATCGTCGATAACATAGACGTTTACGAGCCACTTTTCAATACGGCGAATAGCTTGAGCTCTTTCCTTCTCCTCTTCACTACCCATCCGAGTAGCGCGGAAACGTTCTTCAGCGATAGGATCTCTTTCGCCGAAGGTTTGTGGACTTAGGGCCTGAACATACTGACCGGTGGCGAAAGATACCCAACCGTGATTGTAGTAGTGGAAGAAAGTATCCTTTGGTGACTTCGCAAAGGGAAGTAGCCGAACCGTATATGTATTACCAGGCTTACAGGCTAGGATTTCAGTATACGAAGACTGACTTTTACTTTCAGAAGAAGCAAGGGCTCCTTTAATTGATTCAAACATTGATACATTAAATGCGCTCATATCGTTATTATATTTTATTTGTTTATTATTTCAACTAGTTTATTGTTTATTATTTCTATTCCTTTTCTTGTTTTCTCTTTCAACGTTTTTGAACTCATAAATGCAGTTCTTGTTTGTGAGAAAATTGTCCAAAAATCTTCGATTATAAAATTAAGTATACTCGACTCTACACTCTTTATTGTTGCGTCAGCCTCTAAGGCATGTAACGTGTAAAAATTAATCCTATGTTCTTTAAGGTGCAACAGTATTACTGGTAGATTTTCTTCATGTCTTTTTTTGTATTCGTCAACAGTAATATTTTGATCCTTACAATAATTGTAAATAAATGAAAGACATGATTTCATTAGCTCCTCTGTTTCGTCGCCGTCAGGCGCTTCAACTTCACGATCTCTCATATAAATCGTATAGCATTTAAGAGCTTTACGTGTTGTAAAAAACTGTAGATCAAAGTAGTCATCAGCACTATAAACTTTATAGGGTGCTATAAACCAATTACTGAAACTTATATTGCGATACTTGTCGAAAAACAAAGATAATTTTTTAAGACATATAGCATCTTTATCTGATATATTTTCGAAATTACGTCTAAATTTTGTAGGTTTATTTTTAATACTACGAGAGGCATACAAATAGCTGTTGTATATTGCTTCCTCTTTTTTTGTAATCATAATTTAATATCCTTATTCGCGTTGAGATACTTTGTAATATATTTTGATTGTACTATAGTTGGCTCAAACTGCAAGAATATTTTAACTAACTCGAAATTATTATCTACGCATAAAAGGTCTTTTAAAATATTTCGTAATTTTTCCTCCTTTAAAATTAAAACAAAAATATTCTGCAACGATAATTTTTTACCTTTAATAAGAGTGCAAAAAGTACAAAATGAAAGAAGCAGGTGATCTGTTTCGCGGTCAATAATAGAACTTGTTGGTGATTCGCTTACGTACATGGTTTAAAATCTTTTATTAGGTTTGCAAATTGCATAGTGAGTTTACCGCCTGCAACAGATGGTGATCCACCACCTTCACATAATGTTTGCGCTAGAACGCTTACATCAACATCACAGTGAGTGCAGCGTCTAAATGATACTGTATTAGTTTTAAGATTAACCACAATACCAATATCAGCTTTGTATTTAGTTATTAGATAGTGCGCAACCTCACTTACGGAAAAATCAGCAAATATTGCTACAGCATTATAGTGTTTAATTGTACCAAAATTAGGTACGTTGTTTAGTTGGTCTCTAAACTTATTGATATAAAGCTTTATTGAATTTTTTTCTTGCGCGTTATACGGCTTAAAGCCACCACTAAACGCTTCAATAAATTTATCTACCTTCGGTCTATTATACGTTTTATAAATTGCATTAAGCTTAAGAGAGTCTCTATGCTTTAGTGTATAACAATCATAATCATCAATATACGTAATTAGCTCTTGCTGCGGCTCAGTTAAATTAATAGCTGTTTTAAACTTATCACGTAATAAAGCTACACATGAAGTATACTCCTCTATAATAGCTTTACTTTGTTTATACGCATTTTTAATTTTAACATGCGGTAGGTGATGGTCAATAACTACTAAGTTACTCCTATCAATAATCTCTGCCTGTTCTTTCGAAAGGCATAAATCTAAAACAAAAATTTTATCAAAATGATCGAGTGTATCAGCTCTGTTTCTAAATTCATTAACGATCATCGACTCTGTTGTTTCAACAACAATAAAGTCATTAAGCTTATTGCTATATAGCCATTTAATGAAAAGAGCTGAACCGGAACCATCTAAGTCAGTATCTGTAAAGACTAGTATATTCACTCCCGTTATTTATGTAACTTTTTCTATCTTGCAAGCCCGGCAAGAGAGTTAAGAATACCGCTATCAACATCATCCTCTAGATGAATATCATCAGCTTGCTCTACCGTTAAAGTCGAATAATCAATAGACATGGCTTGAGTCATGCCACGGGCACCATATCGGTTTTTCATCATACCAAGTCTAATAATATTCATCTCACGATCCTCATCATTTTGATAGATTGAGCAAATGACATCAGCGGTTGCAGCTAGGCCTATAGATTCAGAAATAGTAGCAAGGTCAGGATTTTCTTGATCAAAGCCTGAACGATTTAACTGAGTTGCGGATATAATGGGACAGTTAAAGAGATAAGACATCGCTCGTACTTGCTCTGTCACATTCTTAATACGCTCATAAGAATTATTCCCTATAGTGGAATGAAGCAGGTTAAGATAATCTAGAACAATAGCATCTAACTTTATACCTTTCTCACTAAACTTTTTAATAAATGCTTTTAGCTGGTTAGGGGTAATAGTTGATGGAGGAAATTCTTTAATGAAGATCTTACCTGTTTCATTACTAATTGACTGCCTTAAAGAGTGCTCGTTTACGGCTAGCTCTTTCATTGGTATTTTCGTAACATTAGTACATACACGCCTTGCATAAAGCAGTTCCGACATTTCTAAAGTAACTAGTAGGACATTTTTTCCTTGTGATGCAATATTACTAGCAATATTACCAAGAAAGATGGACTTACCAATATTTGTTTCACCAGCAAATACATATAACGCTTTCCCTGATTCTAAAAATCCACCACCAAGAGTTTCATCTAACCACTCCCATTTTGAGGGTATGTGTTTTTCTACAGCGTTAAGATCATTAATAACTGTATCAATATCACCAAACAAGTCTAATCCAAGATCTGTTACCAAACTAATGTTACATGACTTTTCAAATTTATTGAGAATATCGGATGTATCAACTTCGCTTTTTGATACGTCGGACGCAACATCTAACATCGTATGATATACAGCCTTCTCTTTTAAGAAGCGCTCTGTATTTTCATACAACTCATCCTTATCTAAAGCTTTATCTATCTCACTGAAGGATTGAACTAGTTGTTTAAATTCTGCTTTTTGCTCATCAGTAACAAGATACGTTTTAATCTCTGTTGTAGTAGGTAGCTTGTTACGCTTTTCCGTAAAGTCTTTTACTATAGTAAATATATTTGCAATAACCTTATTTTTAAAATAGTCAGGCTTTACTATATCTGCAATTGAGGCAAGATAACCACCATCAGTGAGCGATTTATATATCAGAATATTTTCAAACTCATCTAAATTAATTTTACTCACAACTTAGTTTATACTCGATTTATATCTTTGCAAGAACCATTCCTGTCCTTTGTTGAATTCATCTGTAAACTCTCTTAATCCGGGTGATGCATGCGTAATCATAATATCACCTACACCTACTTTAAACCCAGCTTTGTGTGCATCCATTGAGTACTGAAGATCATAAAAATGAAAACCAGCAGGACATGTTTCATCAAATCTAATTTTTGTAAATACCTCTTTTTTAATTGCAAGAAAAACACCATCTAGCATAACAGTGCGCTTTGGATAAGGTCCAAAGTATGTCATAGATTTTTGATCTTGCGTACCATGTGCTACAGCTCCGTGTAAATTACCGCCACCAAAACCACCACCCATAAGATGCCATAGTGCAGGTTTTTCTAATTTACATTGAGTTGTACCAGCAACACCAAACATGTCAAAGCGATCACACAGCTCCGGTATCTTTACATCTAGATTAGATTCAATAATTACATCATCGTGACACAATACTAAGCAATCTACATTTTCTTTAATGGCAAAATCAATCGCCTTATTATAAACTTTTGCAATTGTTGTGGTGTTGTTCTCTTTAAAGAAAAAATCCTTACTACCTGATTTATATAATAAGGTATCTTCCTTTTGTCCTTTGGTTGCAGAAAAATAAAACGTACTCATAAAAATAAAAAGGGAGACTTAACTTCAAAAACACCAACCTTATTCCATCTTCGCGTTTTCTTGTTAAGTCTCATAATAACACCCTCTGGAAGTTCCTTATAACCAGTGCCAGGCTTTGTAGAAAAGTTGCCGTTTTTATCATAATGTAAAATAGAACCAGATCTTGCTAAATAAATCTCACCAGTATCAGAATCTATTATAGATAGAGCAAAGGTACCTTGTAATATGTTCAACGTTTTTATAATAGCCTTAACCGGGTCGGGTTTTTTATCCTCATTATCTGTAAAGTATTGCAATAGTTCTACAATTAGTGCTGTATCAACAGGATTAACAACATGCGGTACATAATGTTTTTTGATTTCGCTTTCATTTGTAAGCACGCCATTATGACTCACAATCCAGGATAAAGATTCAAAAGGATGTGATGTATCATAACTCCACTCTCTCATAGAAGAGGTAGGAGCTTGTACGTGACCCGTAACATAACAAAAATCACTACTGTATCTCACCTTATCGAAATTAATATTGCCTTCAAACTTACCAATATAAACATCCTCTAAGCCGACGGTGACCATGCTACTAGCAAAATTACCACGCTCTTTATTCGCTTCATGAAGTACTTCAAACATACTTCTATCAAAGGATCCAAATATTGCGCACATTATACGTTAATTTATTAAGGTTCGTAATATTTTCTACGTTCACGTGGGATTCTCCAAAAGAAGTCTAGCTGACCGGTAAGAGTGTCGTGTGCGAAGCAGTAGTGTGGGTAATCTACCCCCTTATCGTCATATGGATGCTGTAACCATTTCTTTCTTTGTTTTTTTTCTTTTTTAATACCTAACTTTTCAAGAGTAGCTTTGCCTAAGCCTTTAATTTTAAAGAGATCCTGGTCACTTCTAAATGGTCTCATAGCTATAATTCGTGTCGCAGTAGTCTTACCAATACCAGGTATTTGACACATCTTTTTATGAGACATTTCATTGAAATCTTTATAATTTAGCTTCTTTTCCATAAATATATTGTATATGAGTTCTTTTAGTAATCTATTTAATCGTATTCAGACTCTAACCGAGGCAAAAGTATCACCTTATACCAAGGCTCATCCGGCTTTTGGAGGTATCACTAAAAAAATGAGAGCAGGTGGACTTAGTGCAGCACCACTTGATACTATTAAATTTATAAGAGAGACACTCTACTATATGGATATATTAAATGATGATGAGCTTAATGCAATTAAAAAAGCTCCTGGGTTTTCTGGTAAGAAACAAGCTATGTTAGCTGCACTTCAAGCTAAGCAAGATCTCATTAATCAAAATAAAGATGCGATCGCTGCAAGAATTGAAGAAACATTAGATAACTTTATTAGTGGTGTTGGTGTAAATAGAGGTAGAGAAGAGAAGTACGCTGCGCAGGCTGCTGCCGAGGCTATAGCTAAAGAGGTTAGGAAGTCAAAATCAGGTAAAGAGCTTGACGATGCTCTTACTGATGTTATTTCTGATGAAGCTTTAGTAATTACTGCTTCACTAGCCAAGGTTCTTGGTGAAATTCGCACTCATCTTGGTGAAGAGGGTTTTGATATAGAGGATGAAGCATTATCGCAAGTTGAAGAGTATGCTGATAAGATTAGCACCGTCGAGCAGCTTAAATCCTTTATTAAGCAAATTCAAGCCGAGCCTGGTTATGAAAAAATCGCCGCTTATCTTTCTTCTATTGTTAAGCCAGTTGAAGCCGGTTTAGAGGATGAAGAAATGGAAGATGAAGAACATGATTGGAGACCTGAAAGCGTAGAAGAGTATCCTGTAAGTGAGACAGAATATGATGAAGCAATGGAGCATGTTGGTGTGGAAGAGGTTCTTGCGAACGCTGAAAAGCTACGTAATAGACGCCCTGAATTACGTAGAGGTCAGAGCATAATGATTGCTCTACATAAGCTAAGTCCTGAATTATATAAAAGAGCAGTTGAGGTAGCAGATGCTTTTAATAATGATTCTAAAATACCTAATTTACTATCATTTATTAGTGGTAATTTAAATAAGGGTGAAGATGAGGAGAAAAAAGGAAAATATGATGAAGCGATGAAAGGTAAAAAAGTTACTTTTATTAAGGTCCCGGAGATTTATAGAAAAGCTCTTCGTACTGAGTTAGAGGAATTAGGAGTTCCTCATGAGTTTGGTCTAGGTGGTGTTGAGGTAGATGAGATAGATGTGAATGAGGTGGATGATGTATTATTCAGTCTTAGGCGCAGTATAGGTCGTATAGGTGATGAAGAAGAGAAAAAAGGAAAATATGATGATGGTGATGGAAAAGACGAAAAGTGTGATTATGTACCGTGTGAAGATTCTGAAGAGGTTGTTGCTGAATCTTATACCTCACAATATCTTATTGAACAGACTCAAAAAGATAAAAGAAATACTGCTCCAAAACAAGAAACAGTATCATTTAAAGAGCGTATGAAGCCAAAAAATAGTTGGCAACTAGAAGAATTGAGACGATACGGTCTATAATTTATAGTTATTAGATCTCTTTACAGTCGCTCTGCTTATACAGTTCATCGATCTTATCTTGCTGAATATACTTGATTGGGTCTTTTAGCTTCGCGTCAATAAAGTTAGCTAAAAGGCAGGGTTTTGTGACCCTAGAGCATAAATACTTATATGAAGTGTGGTATTTATAGGATTACTATAGGTGATGAGTTTTATATTGGTTCCTCAAAAGATATTGATCAAAGATGGAAAGCACACACTATAGCCTGTAATAACAATAGATGTAATCATAAGATGGCAAGGGCATTTCAAAAGAACCCTAACCTTAAGTTTGAAATTATAGAGGAATGTAGTAAGAAGGAAAGGTTTGAAAGAGAGCAGCACTATATTGATACTCTTAAACCAACACTTAATGTAGCTCCAATAGCAGGCTGCGCACCAAGTTATTCTAGAAAGTGTAGATTAAAGGATCCTTTTGGTGAGGTTCATGAGTTTAAGTCACTTAAACATGCAAGTAGAAAACATAATCTATGTATGGGTGCATTGAGTGAGTTATTAAATGGTAATAAGAATGAGCATAAAGGCTGGGTAAGAGAGGATTATGATCATACAAAGGTTAGAAGAAGAGGTGTTTTAGATCCAGATGGTAATAGACATGTTGTTGAGAATGTAACAGAGTTTTGCAAGAAACATAATATTTCTTGGTGTAGCTTTTCTGCAGTTTTATGGGACAAGGCTGTTAACAATCACTTTAAGGGGTGGAGACTGCCAGAATATAAAGATATTAAGACAGGATGGGAGCCTAAAGAAATTATTAAGGATGGTGTTATTATTAAGTTTAATAACCCTAGTGAAGCAAAGACACACCCTGAGTTAAAAGAACATAACTTAAGACATGATAGTTTGTTAAGCCTAGTAGCAGGTAGAATTACAAACCATAAGGGATGGGAGATGCTAACTCCACACACACCCTATATTGGCTACAAGTAATCAAATTTCCTTACAGCCATGCTGTCTATATAGCTCATCAATCTTGTCTTGCTGGATATATTTGATAGGATCGCAGTAACCACTCTGTATAAAGCCCTGAATTCTCATACTACTTGAGGGTGTAGTAGCATCTGCTAGCCCATCTTCGCGGTTTGAGTAACAAGTCCACGTATCCTCAAACTTAACACCAAGTTTTACACCCTCTTTAATAATATCTGCTTTAGACATAGTAAGGAGAGGAGCTTTTACTGTAATCTTATGCTCGCGATTAAGACATACTAGTTGATTCATCTTTTCTACGAACGAAACATCACCATCCCAGTAGCCAGCAAGAGAATCTACCTGAGCCGCGCCATACCATACCTCATTAGCTTGTAAGCTTTCAGCGTAAGCACAGCAAATACTAATAAACATCTGATTTCTAAACGGAACATAAGATACTGGTTGAGCATCTCCTGCGATCTTACTAATATCTGGATTGTCTATATCTAAATTAGTAAGAGAAGAGGTAGGTGACACTTTACTTAGGAACCTCGCATCAATAACCGTATTAAACAATACTACATCATGCTTTGAGTAAATCTCATTAAATTGCTTCTCAATACACTCAAGCTCTCTCTTATGTCTTTGACCATAATCAAATGAGATAGTATGAATTTCATCATAGCCCTGATCAACAGCCATGTGAAGGAGAACAGTGCTATCTGCACCACCACTAAATGATAATACTAACTTTTTTGGGCTTTTTACCCCAGAATCCATATTTTTACTATCCATTTCCATAAATATTATTATAGCCTATTATGAAAGTAATTCCAGCAGATTTTGAAAAATATAGAAGAAAAGATGGTAAGATATATCTCATATACAGAGTTGATGTCTTAGATCAAGATAGATATTATATTGGTTCAAGAGCATGTGATAATGTTAATGATAATTATTATGGAACACCTGCAGAAGGCAATGATTATTATTCTATACTACAGGAATCAAAAGACAGTAATTATGACAATCTAGTGTTTACTGTGTTAAAGTGGACTACTAAACAGAAAAGGTATATACATGAAGAAGAGTTTTTACAGCTCAGTAAGGATGATCCAAAAATATTAAACAAAGACTTCAGACCAACTAACTGCTGGTTTGCATATGAACCTGGTGATCCAGATAATCCCTTCATAAAGCAGAAGGAGAGGATTAGTGAGATTAATAGACAGAAGAACATCTCTTGGGCAGGTAAATATCATTTTTATCATCCTGATTATGGTGACTTTAAAAGCACAATAACAGAACTTATTAAAACATTTAGAGATGAGCATAATTTGATTCTAGATAGAGGTATGATGAATCTTATTGGTAGGCATGGTCATTTAAGAGATGGATTTCCTCCAGAATATAAAAGAAAGATGCCACTAAAGCCTACTAATAAGTATTACAACTGGACATGTAAAGGTGTATTAAAGGCTCCATACATTAGAAGTAGATAAAACCAACTTCTTACTCATATATAAATTATATTAAAAAATATCTTTTTTAACTGGTTAACTATATAATAATATGCAACACAACTCATGGGAAAAAGATCGTAATCTTTTATCAGAAGCTTATACTCAAATCAATGAGAATGAAGAAGCTGAACAAGATCACTCTCCTCACGACATAATAACTGAATTAGAGAAATATTTACAGACTGTAAAGCTTAATAAGTCTTTTGGATTTAATACTAAGATGTCTCTGCAAATAGTTGATCATATAGCAGACCTAAATGAGAAATTAAAGTCTAGTTTAACTATAAAACCAAAAGAAACTCTTGCTCAGGAGATTGAGCGCCGGAGAGAAGAGGGCGGTTGGAACGAGCCTTACGGTGGAAAAAGATTTCCAATTCTTCGGCACAAAAAGTAGTGCGCTATAATACTTTCTACCTCTTTTTACTCATCTTTTAACCGTTTATGTTACGGTATTTGAAAAACGTTTTAAAGTTTTCCATATAAATTTTGTCGTAAGAGCTAGAGATTATATCAATAAGATCTCCAATAACGTTCGTGTTTCGTAATTGTTTGAACGCTAAGTTTTCAATTGAAAACTCTCCTTCTCTTTCTAATCCCTGCTTCCGCATATTAGCAATTTTTTTCTTAAGCTTACCAGCCTTATTATATAAATCTTTTGCAGCAGATCCTTTAACATCGGGTAATTTCTTTTTTAAGATTTCAACATCATTAATAAATGTTTCCGCTTTTTTAGTTACATCTCTTTCATCTACTGAAGGTGGATCGTAAGAAGGTTCGGTTACCCATGCATCGTTTTTAAGTGAATATAATCCTGAAGCAGCGTGAGGCTCGTCCTTATCTTGCATATACATTTCCACGTCATGACCTCTAAGGTTAATGTTATGTCTTAAATTCCATATAAAGCGCTGACCATCGAGAGCTTTTTTAACTAAATCTTCATCTTCGTTTATATCCTTAAAATCAATTAAAACGTGAACATCGAGATCTGAAAACTTATTGTAGTTATAATTACTATTACTACCTGTTAAAGTAATATCATAAATCTCCACTCCTTCTAAATCTAGCTTATCTAAGAAGTCATTGGCTATTGCCAAAAGCTTTTTTCTAATCTCTGGATCAAATTTTTTATCCTCAGACCAAAACTTTTTATTAAGAGTTTTATTGTAAAACTTCACAAATATATTTATACAAAAAAAGCTAGAAGCATATGCTTCTAGCTATAACCTTTATAGGTAAAATTATAGATTACTCTTCATCAATTAGGTCAGAGAGAGGCTTTACTTTTTTTGGTTTTTCTACCTCTTCTACTTCATCAGGTACGTCTTCCTCACCGTCATTATTTGAATAAGACCATTCCTTACCAATACGCTCTTCTACTTTTGGAAGAATTGTATTCTCCCATAGATCCTTATCCTTACGCCAATTCTTATAGTAACCTAATTTTGTACCATCTTCTAGACTGTATGTAGCACCGCCTTGAATTACGGCACCAACACCAACCGCTAAATCGAGCATACCGTAATATCTATCAAGAC